TTGAGAGGGGAAAATGGTGGTAGAGGGTTATGATGTAGGGAGTTAGGAGGATTTGAGGACGTGAAGTTGCGAAAAACGAAATGTTACAAAGGCGCACAAAAAGTTTACATTTGAGGGGAATTTGAACGGTCGTTTGAACGATTGTTTTACATTGCCGAGAAAAAAGGCTACAGAAGCCTGATTTCTCGGCTTTATTTGTCTATCGTGGCTAATGGTGATTCGCAGCCGGAGATACGTCAGAAGGCGATTTTATGGGATCTTACAGGAATGTTTGTGTAACATAGTAGAATCATTGAACACCGTTTGAGAAACCGTTCAAGTACTTTTCAAATTGGCTTAAATGCATAGATAATAAACACGATTGTAATCGGTGATAAATAATATAAAACTCTCATTAAAACTCTCATTAAGACTCTCATTCGTCTATAATTCTAAAAACGAAATGATATAAATAAACTCTCATTAAGACTCTCATTTTTGTGATATATAATGCGAAAATGCTGCCCTAAATCGCCTAAAAATGTTGTGATAACGCCAATATAAAACGATTAATGCGCCCCTTATTACCCTAATAATCGTGCCTAAATTCCGCTCAAATGGCGTTCAATTAGTGTTTTAACGGTGAAAGAGGCTTGGAAAGTGTGCGAGATCCATTATCTTGCCTGAAAATTAGTCAGATGTATAAGCCTCATAAACGCTATCTAACGTATTGCATTGTGTTTGGGTTATATCAGATACTTATATTGCCATTCAGGTTGCTGCGATGGATATTCAACTTTCTTCACGATAATGTGACGGATACTATTAATTGCTGTTTTTGTAATTGGGTAAGGAATGGACGGGACGGTAAATAGCCGCAGCTGATCAAGGCCGCATTCCATTATACTGCCATAGTTTCACTTTTCGGAGTTCTTATCATTCAATATTATTCCATTGTGTGGAAAGTGATGGAGGCCTTGACGATAGCGAGAGCCTGAATACTGGATAGCGGGATGTCTTTAGGCTGAAAGCGGTCGTTGTGGCTGACAAGGCGGATGCAGTCTGGGGTGTCCGACTTCTGGACATACTTGACCACGGTGAAGAAATCACCGCCGGCTATGAACGAGAGCAGATAGATCTGCCCCCAAAGGATACTGTCGAGAGACAGTGCCAACCTCTTGAATATTATGATGTCGCCTGACTTGAGGAGAGGTGTCATTGACTCCCCTCTCACATAGATTGCACCGTCCACCGGTGGTAGATTAGGGATCCGAAGGTAGTCATCAGGGCTAATATGGTTGTCATTGAAAATCGCCATTAGGCCAGCCGTTGCGCTCAGATCATACAGGGGTATGTCCTGAGGCTCCAACTTGCGATCGGATTGGAGAGTGAAAGTATGCAACGGAGTAACCTCTGTAGATATGCTTTCAAGCATTTCGCCTTCACCCGTAAGAAGCCAATATGCAGAAATGCCATATTTAGAAGATAAGCCAGCCATAATCTCTGTACCGGCATTCATCCGATTATACAAAATTTCTGAAAATTTTGATGGCGATAATCCTAGAGCATTTGCCAAGGTGGATTTCTTTAAGTTTGGTGTATTTGCCAATAACCATTCTATAGCTTTTAAAACCCTATTATTTATCAAGTCTTTGTTCATTTTAAATAAATTCTGTAAATAATTTCAGAAAAATACTATTATTTTTCAGAAATTCTGTATATTTGCATCGTGCTTTACGCTAAAGCATCACAAATGTACGGAAAAAACGGTACGCAACAAAACAGTAAAAGATATGAGATACATTGAATTACCAAAAAATCGCAAGTCCGAGCTCCGCCGTAAGTTCGGAGTCAGCGGGATGACGGTCTGGAGCGCGCTGGCGTTCAAGTGGAACAGCGACCTCGCGAAGGCGATCCGTAAGGAGGCCATCAGCCTCGGAGGCGTGGAGACCAACCTTATCAGGACACGCGGCTTCGTGCCCAACTGCGAGATAGCGTACGAACGCAACGCCGCCGGCACCGTAATCAGGATCGTGCAGACGTGGAAGAACGGTGTGAGGCTGGCCATCGACACCACCAGCAACTCGGGAGCGATCACCGTCAACGGAGAGAGATTCTGTGACGGGTTCAATAATATGACGATCTCCGACTGGGGTGATGCGGTCCTTGTGGCGCAGAGCCTCTCGGAGACATTAAACTCGTAGTTATGTGCGCACGTTACATCATACACGTGGCCATCGAGGTCGTGATGCTGCTTGTCGTGGCCGGACTGTTCTGGTGGTCCTGCAAGGAAGACAAAGAGGATGACGGAGGCCGCTGAGCCTTTCGTTTTTTAGTATCAAAGTTTTACTCACACACCTCCTTATCCCCGGCAGCGATGTCCGGGTGCGGTGGGTCCCCGAAGGTCGGAATTATGGAGCTTCCGGAAGTAAAGATGAGGACGCATAAAACACACCTCATTCAAAGCCCAGGACGGCAGTGTGGTTCGACTCCACACCGGGGAGCAAGAATATGGACTCAATGGAATACTATAAGGGCATAACTGCGGTCACGGTTGACGACCTCACCAGAAGCGATGACGGTGAGGCGGTCATCGGTCGTAGTAACTATGATAATTTAGTTGCTCGTCACCGCATAAATGTGTTGCGTCCCGGCAAGGGACTTGGTGCCTGTGCCCTGATAGAGTATTCCAGCCTTCCTCAGAGGTTCCGCGACCGCTTCGAGGCGAAGTACGGGAACCCGGACGAGATTCTGCGAAAGAAGAGGGACACGGTGGAGATGACAATCGATGTCAAGGCACGTGAGTTCTTCTCCTCCTACCGGCTCGCAGACGGAGCCGCCCTGCAGGAGGACTTCCAACGGGAGTACACGGTGAACGCGAGCGTGCTGAACACGCTGCTGGGAATGGTGGACACGCAGAAGGCTCTCAGAGGGGCTTGCAACAACAACACGCCGGTGAACTGGGACGGGATAATGGAGGCCTCGGAGAAGCTGAGGGCGAGGTGGGGGCACACACTTCCGAGGAGCGCGGCGAGGCTGAAGGCGAAGATGCGTGAATACTCGAAGGAGGGATATCCCTGCCTCGTGAGCGGCAAGCTCGGCAACTCGTCGGCGCTGAAGGTGACCGAGGAGGCCGCGAGATACCTTGTCGCCCTGCGCAGGAGCCGGACCCCGGTCTACTCGACCGCCCAGATCCTTGCGGAGTTCAACTCGGTGGCCCCGTCCAGAGGGTGGAAGCCGCTCCGGTCGGCGGGGACGCTGAACGCCTTCTTCGATAGGCCGGAGATCAGGTGGCAATGGATGGACGCGGTGTACGGGTCGGTCGCCGCCAAGCAGGACCTGATCCGGAGGAACAGGACGGCTATGCCGACGATGAGGGACAGCCTCTGGTACGGCGACGGAACAAAGCTGAACCTCTTCTACAAGAGTTACGAGGGAGGCAAGCTGGTGGTGCGCACGGCCTATGTCTATGAGGTCTCGGACGCGTTCAACGACACGCTCCTCGGCTACGCCATAGGGCGCACGGAGGACTTCGGGCTCCAGTACAGGGCGTTCCGGATGGCCGTGGAGACGGCCGGGCACCTCCCTTACGAGATCGTGACGGACAACCAGGGCGGCCAGAGGAAGGCTGTGGCCAGGGAGTTTTTCGGGCGGATCTGCCGCGTGGCGCGCACGACCGCCCCGTACAACGCACAGTCGAAGACGATAGAGAGCTGCTTCGGGCGCTTCCAGCGGCAGGTGCTCGCCAGGGACTGGCGGTTCACCGGCGGAAACATCAGTTCGAAGGAGGGGTGGAGGATAAACAGGGAGTTTTCCGCCGCCAACAGGGAGAGCCTCTACACATACGACGAGCTTGTCTCGGCCTACGCGGCGGCGAGGGACGAGTGGAACTCGATGCCTGACACCGTCCACGGGATGCCGAGGATGGAGGCGTACAGGTCGTCCGTGAACCCCGACACGCCGGAGTACCACGCAATCGACGAGGAGTCCCTCTTCTGGAGGGCCACTGAGTCTCCGGTGAGGTTCACCACGAGCGGCATCGAGATCACCGTGGACGGACGGAGGCACGCCTATGAGGTGCTTACGGCCACGGGGCTCCCGGATATGGAGTGGAGGCGGCGGAACACCGGACGCTCATTCACCGTCAGGTATGACCCTCTTGACATGTCCGAGGTGCGCCTGTACGAGGAGACGAAGTCGGGACTCAGGTTCAGCGCCACGGGAAGGCCGTACCTCACCGTGCAGAGGAACATACAGGAGCAGAAGGCCGGTGACGCCGACCTCATCCGCTGGAACGACGCGGAGAACAAGAGGATGCTCGTGGAGGCCTCCCTCCAGGGCAAGGAGGCCGAGCTTGAGCACGGCACCGCCCCGGAGCTGCACGGGCTTGTCACCCCCGGGGTGAAATACCTCTCGGAAAGGGCCTACGAGAGGATGGCGGACGGGATGGCAGCCCCGGAGGCGGACGGCGAAGCCTCCGGGACGCTCGACATCGGGCCGTTCACGAAGGAGATGAGCGACAGGGACTACGACCCGCTGGCGGCGTTGGGAAGAATGTGACAACCATAAAAAAACACATAAGATATGACAAAAAGACTTACGGATGAAGAGAAGCAGGCCATCAGGGCGGACCTCGCGGCCTACGTGGAGACCTATGGCAGCCAGTCGAAGGCTGCCACGTCACTGAAGAAGACAAGCGCCGGCACGGTGTCGTGCGTTCTCAACGGACGCTTCGAGAACATCTCCGACGAGATGCTCCTGAACATCGCCGCCCAGATCGGGCACACCGGCGGTGAGGGGTGGCAGATCTGCCGCACCTCGGCCTACCGGGACTTGGAGACGTTCTTTCAGGACGCCCAGATGTACCACAACGTGTCGTGGATCGTGGCCCCGGCCGGGATCGGCAAGACCACCGCGGCGCAGCGTTACGCCTCGCGCGGCGGCAGCGTGTTCGTGCTCGGCTGCTCGGAGGATATGCACAAGTCGGACTTCGTGGACGAGCTGGCCAGGAGGATCGGCGTGAGGTCGGACGGGCTTACCGTGAGGGGGACGCTGAACAGGATCGTGGAGTCGCTGGTCAAGACCAGGAACCCGCTCCTCGTGTTCGACGAGGCCGACAAGCTGACGGACTCCGTGCTCTATTACTTCATCAACCTGTACAACCGCCTTGAGGGCAAGTGCGGCATCGTGTTCCTCTCCACGCAATACATCGAGCGCAGGATGTCGAGGGGTCTGAGACTCGACAGGAAGGGCTATGAGGAGCTGTACTCAAGGATCGGGAGGCGCTTCGTGACGCTGACCGGGATCTCCGCCTCCGAGGTGAACGCCATCTGCCGCAGCAACGGGCTGGAGGACGAGGCGGCGATCCGCAGGGTGCTGGAGGAGTCCTCCGAGTCCCGCAAGGGCCGTCCGGAGTTCGACCTGAGGAGGGTCAAGAAGTCCGTCCACAAGGAGATGAGGATAGCGTCGGCCGCAAGGCTCGGCGGGCAGGGCCAGGGACGGGTCTAAGGGGGATGTTCAAGACGTATTCAACCAACATTCAAATGGCGCGCACACTATCGGCAAGGCAGCTTCTCTCTATGAGGTTCGAGACCATCCGCCTCGGGGGCGGATGGGACGAGTGCGTCGGCGAGGTGGAGCCGAGGGGGATATGGTTCGTCTGGGGCAACGCCGGGAACGGCAAGACCTCGGCCGTGGTGTCCCTGTGCAGGGAGCTGGCGGCGTTCGGCAAGGTGCTGTACAACTCCAGGGAGGAGGGTGCGTCCCTCACGATGAGGAACACGCTGTCCAGGTTCTCGATGGCCGACCTCGGGTGCCGGTTCCAGCTGGCGGATATGCCGCTGGAGGAGCTTGACGCGAGGCTCTCTCAGCCGAAGTCCCCGAGGTTCGTGGTGATCGACTCCTTTCAGTTTATGGGGATCGGCTACAGGGAGTTCCAGGCGTTCTGCCGGAAGCATCCGGGGAAGCTTCTGATCTTCGTGAGCAGGGCCGACGGGAAGCGTCCGGAGGGCAGGCCGGCCACATCGGCGATGTATGACGCGTCGCTGAAGATCTGGGTGGAGGGCTACAAGGCTTTCAGCAAGGGACGCTTCATCGGACAGACCGGCGAGTGCGTGATCTGGCCGGAGGGTGCGAGGAGATACTGGGCGGGGTACGGCCACACCAGGGACTATGACAACAACGATGAAAACACAGAGGAATTATGAGAAAGAAGAGAAACTACGCTAGGTTCTACGCCATAGCGAGGGCCGCGGGGATAGACCTTGAGGCGTCGAAGGACGATCTGGTGCTCCAGTTCACGGACGGGCGCACGGCGCACCTTAGTGAGATGACGGAGGCGGAATATCAGGGAATGTGCGACAGGCTGCAGGGCGGTGACGGCGGCGGGAGACGCGACGGCCGGGACGAGGTCAGGAGGAGACGGTCGGCTGTGCTGAGGCGGCTCCAGCGGCTCGGGGTGGACACCACCGACTGGGAGGCGGTGAACGCCTTCTGCTCCTCGGCGAGGATAGCGGGGAAGCCGTTCGGAAGGCTGTCGGCGGACGAGCTCAAGGGGCTCGTGCCGAAACTGGAGTCGATGCTGCGGAAGAAGGCGGCACGCGGCACCGGTGAGAGGCCGTCCGGAAGGGTGTTTCTGATGCCGGTGGCGATCCGCAGGGGGCAGCTGTTAAGTTAGGCGACCATCAAACCAACCGGATATGCAGGTCACTGTAGGAATAGGGACACAAATAAGGGCAGAATACCTGCTGCCAGGGCAAAGACACACGTTTCTGCGGCGGGTGCGAGGATTCTTGACGCGGACTCACTGCCTCTTGCCGGACCAGGGGCTCCTGCTATTGATCTTGTCACGGCGCGGATCCTTTTTTCTCCGGCGCGATATAACGCTCCTATGGCGAGTATTCCTGAGAGAAGCGAGAGGAGGAGAAGTGTCGCTCCTGCGAGTGTCAGGAGACGAGCTGCGCCTGTGCTGGACTGACCCTGAAACACTGACAGAATGCCGAGCAGTGTTGCGGACGCGCCTGAGCAATGGCAGAGTATTGATTGAACTAACCTGTCCTGACCGTCTCGCAGATCTCCTATGTACCGAAATTCTTGTGAGGTCAGCGGAAGTTCCCGGCGCGGGGCTGTGGGGTCTCCCTTCTCCCGGGGAATGTTGAAAAATGACAGCATAGCTTTTTGAGTTTTAACTGATAGTACACAAAAATATTCACAACAATTTAATATTCAAACATTATGAGCGAAAACGAAAACACGCGGCAGGTCAGTATGACCGACGCGGAGATGGCCGAGTTCAGGGCCTTCAGGGAGGCCAAGGCCAGGGCTGAGCGCGACGAGGCGGCCCGCAGGATGCGAAAAGAGTACACGGAGCTGGTGGACGGCGAGATCGCCGCGGCGGTCCCGGAGCTGCTCGCCGTCTCCGAGAACATCGCCACGGTCAAGAGGGCGGTGCTGGAGAACTTCAAGGCGATCATCGATATGAAGTCGGAGATCTACAGGGAGAAGGGCAAGGCGATGGCCAATTTCTCGCACACGTTCACGAGTAGCGACGGCAGGATGAGGATCACCCTCGGCCAGTATCTGAACGACGACTATCTTGACACGGCGGAGGCCGGCATAGCGATGATCCGCGACTACATCTCGTCGCTCGCCACGGACGAGAAGTCGCAGGCTCTCGTGTCGATGGTGATGCGTCTCCTGGCGAAGGACGGCAAGGGCACGCTGAAGGCGCAGCGGATAGTGCAGCTGCGCAAGATAGCGGACGAGACGGGCGCGGAGGCGTTCATCGAGGGCGTGCGCATCATCGAGGAGGCCTACAAGCCGACCGCGTCAAAGACCTACCTGCGGGCCTGGGTCAGGAACGAGGCCACGAACGCGTGGGATCCGATCCCGCTTGGTATGACCGAATCATAGGAGGGAGAGCTATGGCGGACTATGACCAGGACGAGCTTGTGAGGTCCTCCTGCAGGAGGCAGCTGGCGGAGGCGGTCGGGGCGCTGGACCTCACGCTGAAGGCCAACGAGGCGAGGCCTCCGAGGCAGAGGGTGGCCAGCCTCACGACCGTGGTGTCGGAGGATGACGACAGGCTTTTCATCGCGCTGAACGGCTCGGCGCACCGTATGGGAGACCTATTCAGGGAGCTGTTCAGGCGCAGGCCCGAGCTTCGGAGCGTGGCGCAGGGAGCCCTTGACGGGATGTACAAGGTTGACATTGGATTTTAAACGGATATGGGACGGGGAGAATCAAGAAAGAGGCGCGGCCTGAGCTACCTCAAGCGGGCGGCAGACATCAACAGAATCTACGAGGCGCACGCCAACGACGGACTCTCGAACAGGGAGATCTGGCTGCGCTTCGTCTATCCCAGGTACGCCGTCAGCGAGAGGACGTTCTACAACCTCCTCTCCGCGTCGGCAGACGCCGGCAAGGCCCTCCCCGACGACACCCCGTCCCTTTTCAGTTTTGATGACGAGTGATGGACACCAAGGAGATCAGACGCAGGATCCTCCGGGACATCCGGGTGGACACGGCGCAGGAGTTCGACAGGAACTTCGAGAGGCAGTCGTTCTTCGGCGAGGCGTGGAGGCGCAGGAGAAGCCCTTTAAGGGGCGACGGCCAACTGCTGGTGGACTCCGGCGACCTGAGGCGGAGCGTCCGCAGCCGCTCGGACGACACGAGCGTGACCTTCTTCTCGACACTGCCCTACGCCGCGATACACAACAACGGAGGGGAGATTGTGGTGACAAGGAGGATGAAGGCCTTCTTCTGGGTGATGTACCGCAAGGCGGCCGGAGGGTTCAGGAGACGCAGGGACGGCTCGCTGAGCCGGAGCAGAAGGCAGGAGAGGCTGAGCGCGGAGGCGGAGTTCTGGAAGGCGATGGCGCTGAAGAAGGTTGGCGACAGGATCGTCATCCCGAGGAGACGGTTCCTCGGGGCCTCGCCGGAGCTGGAGGGGAACATCCGGAGGATAGTGGAGCGGGACATCGATGAATATCTTGACACGGCTCTGCCGGAGACACTTAAAGAGTAATGGAAGTGATGAACACAAGATCGGAATTGTACAGGGACATCGCCGAAAGGCTGGCGGATGTCGGAGAGATAAGGCACATCGACCTCTGGAACAGGAACGTGGAGTTCCTTGAGCAGGAGCGCCCGTGGCCGACGCCTGCCGTCTTCATTGAGTTCGGCGAGATAGGCTGGAGGGCGGCGAAGACCGCCGGAGGGGTCTGCTTCAGGGGTACGGGCACCATCCTGGTCCACATCGTCACGGAGTGGGACGACGCGGACGGGGCTGCCTGCGGGTGCGGATGCCTCGGGATGGACCGCCTCGGCCTCAGCGACATCGTGCAGGAGAGGATCGAGGGGATGTCCGGGGAGGGCTACGACGGAGTGAGCCTGTCCAGGACGCTGACGAACCACGACCACGAGGACATCGTGGAGAACATAGACATCTACGGCGTGCGGTACGCCAAGCTCGTGCCGCGCAGCCGCGAATGAGGCCGCGGTGACGCGCCCCCTGCCCCGCGGGGCCGCCGTGAGGCGGGCAACGCGCCGGACGACGCCCTTGATATTTGCATCGAAACCAGATTTCCATAGCTAAACGAGGTTACTCATTGGTAGTTTCTCAACACGGCGCACCGGCGTTCCGGCTGATCCCGGACGCGGGGCCAAGGCCCGAAAGGCTTTTTCATCAGTTTTAGTGTTATTAATTATGTGGTTGTCCCCGTCCGCCCGTGAGGGCCGGCGGGGACGTTTTATTGTGCTGATTTTATGAAAGATTATAGCAAAATTTACGGCGTTTTTTGTTTGATTCATTAAAGATTCATAAATATTTGCTATATTAGCGGTGAGGATTGAATGCGACTTCTCATAATGGGCTTCGGCCCTTCGGGACAGCCCTTTCAGTCCTTAATCTTTTTTTGTACAAAACAGTTTGCGATTCACGAATAATTAGTATATTTGCAACAACGATTCCGTAGCTAATGACTACCGATTCGTTACCAGCGGGGGCTGACAGAGATGTCAGCCGTCCGTTTTTTTTATTCAAAATAGTTTGCAATTCACAAATAATTAGTATATTTGCGATGAGGATTCCGTAGCTAATGACTACCGATTCTTCACCAGCGGGGGCTGACAGAGATGTCAGCCGTCCGTTTTTTTATACAGCAGGGAGATCGTCCCGTCTTCATCCCTTAGCCAAACCTCTTTAATGTCCTGTCCATTGGAGGCCCTATTGGAGATGCTTCTCTCCATAAACCTTTGTGTTAACCCAGGGTTATCAATGATTATTCTGTCTGACTGTTTAAGTCCATTCGTGACCATATTCCTGAATGCGTTCTTAGGGTTGGCGGAGGTGAAGCCCTCGTGCTCGTACCAGAGCCCGTCGATGTTTAGATCGGGGCACTTTTTCTCGAACCTTGTCCCGACCAGCGAGCCGTAGACGCACTTGTACTTGAACCTTGACGGTCGTGTCATCTTCGGTGTCAGCGTGACGTTCCTGCCCATTCTCGCGAACTCCTCGGCGGTCTGGCGGAGCTTCCCGAAGTCGCTGTCCTCCCTGTTAACCATATCACTGATCCGCACCGTGCCGTCGCCGACCCTGTAGGTCTCGCCCCTGTTCTCGTAGCACGACTGCAGGAAGCGGCAGGCCTGGCAGAGCTCGTTGGCGGAGATGTCCTTCGCCAGCTTGAGCTCCGACCTCGGGCAACCGGAGCAGGCGGAGACGGAGTATGGGTTGTAGGCGGGGAACACGCGCCCCTCCTTGCCGGGGTTGAAGCGGAACATCCCCCTCCTGTCGCCCCTCAGGGCGCTCTCGGCGCGCCTGTAGGCCTCGCCCCTGTCGGTCGGCTCGTTGTCGGCCTTGAGGACCTGCACGACCGTGCAGCGGCAGTTCCATCCGTTGGGAGGGTAGTTCGTGTCCCAGAACGGGTCGTCCACCGGCAGGGTGATGCCGTCCATCTCGGCGTGCTCCGGGCGCACCCTGCCGTCGTGGGCGGTGCGGTACTGGAGGTAATAACGGTCGCCGTCCTCCTCGAAGTCCTCCCACCTGGCGGCCATCCCGGCGGAGGCCCCGGCGAAGTTGTACTCGGCCCTGAGCCAGTTTTGGTTGTAGGTCTCGTCTATCTTTTGAACGTCCCTCAGGAACCGTTCGAACGGCTTCCGCTCCCCGTTCCCGTCCAGCAGGGACGGGAACGCCTCGTGCAGCTCGTGGAAGGTCTTCAGCCCGGAGAACATCCAGTCGGAGGCCCTGAGCCTCGACCGCATCGAGTCCGACATCTCCACCCGGCTGAACGCGTTGTCCAGTACACGCGAGTGGCTGTCGATGAACCTGACCACCTCCGGGTTGTCAAGCAGTTCGGTCTTCAGGGATGCCCCGCCGTCGTGGAACAGTGCGTCCATCATACTCCCGAACCGCCTCTCCACCATTGATGTGTTCGGGATCTCCCCGGAACCCATACGGTAGATCTCGTCCACGCCCTCCACGGAACGGTACCTGTCCAGATACGCAGCGTCCAACAGGTCGGTGGTGAAGGTCTTCCCCGACAATATGGCCGAGATCAGCTCGGCCCTGAACTCCGTCCCCTCCGTGGCCGCGTATTGCGAGACCTCCTTCTTCACCATATCCCTGTCCATCCGATCGAACCTGTCGCCGATCTCGGTGTCGTATGCCGTGGAGTGCATATAGTGGTCGATCATATGCCCGAACTCGTGCAGGATGGGGTTCGGCTGTGCCGACCATCCCCATTCCACGGCCTTCTCCTGCATCGCCTTCAGTCCTCCGTCCTTCCTGATGTCCGGATGCTCGTTGATCTCGATGACCCCCATACCGAGCTCAAAAGACAGCGGACTCCTGTAGCGTGCGGCGACAAGCCCGCCGCGAGTCTTCTTGAGCCTGACGAACGAGATCCTGGGCAGCCGGAACCCTTTCCGCAGCACCAGCTCGGCCGCCTCCGCGGCGTACTCCCTCGTGTCCTTGTCCTTGATTCCGGCCGCCCACTCCTGCGCCTCCTTCCTGTAGTCGCGCCGGCCGTCGCCACTGCCCCCGTCCTTGGCGAGCGTCAGTGGCCGCGTTCCCATCAGCTCGCCGTATCGCTTTCGCAGCTCCTCGTAGTCGGAGGGGCTCAGTCGAAAAAAGGGCGTTCCTCCCTGCCGTCGGTTGCGGCCTTGCGGGTGGACAGGGTCACTCCGGCGGGCGGCGCCTGGGCGTTGTCCCTCCTCTCCCCGACGGGGAGGCCGTACTTGTCGGCGAAGTAGGATCCGTCCACCTCGTAGTTGTTCAGGACCATCTCCTCGAAGGCCCTCTGCTGCTCCGGCGAGTAGTCCACGGGGTCGTCCCAGTCGAAGCGCAGCCCCCTGAGCGGGAACCCGAGGTTCACGAGCTTCGGGAGCAGCTGGTCGTTGACGGTGTCCCTGACGAGGTCGGCCGTCTCGTAGATGAGGTTCTGCAGCACCTTGTAGTGCACCTGCGACTGGCTCAGGGAGGCCCCGTCCTCGATGGTCATAGTGACGAGGAGCACGAGCTTTGACAGCTCGGAGTTCGCCCTGTCGATGCGCCTGTCGTAGACGTTGTAGGCGTCGCCGCGCGAGCTCTCCTTGAGCTCGATCTCGGCCTCGGCCGGGAGCACCGCCCACGCCTTGGAGCCCATCGTGTCCATCATTTTCCCGAGCGCCTCCTTGTCCTTCTCGTCCCTGCTGGCCGTCTTGGCTATCCTTATCGGCAGCCCGAACATCTCGGCGAATGAGTCCCAGAAGGCCAGGGCGTACTTCTTCGGTATGGTCTGTATGGCGGCGGAGAGGTAGAGCCCGAGGTCGTCCGGGTCGCCGACCTCCACGAGCCAGTCGGACCACGGCCTCTCCCTGTACGGGATCCCCTGGGTCCAGTCGCCGCCGGGGTATGTGGTGACCCTCCCGAACTCCGGGACGACGTGCTTGCGAGGGATGAGCGACACGCCCGAGAGGGACATCCTCCCGTCCTCCCTCGTGACCACGTCCCCGAGCTCGATGAGGGAGTGCCCCCAGTACCTCTGCTGGAGGACGTACCTCACGAACTTCTTGAACCAGGCCGTCTCCAGGTAGCCGAGCGCGTCGGCGTCCGGCTCTCCGTCCGGTCGGGTGAGCCTGAACGCCTTGGAGAGTATGAACCCCTGCAGCTGCCCGATGCAGCCCCTGAGGTGCGGGTCGAGGTCCACGTCCCTGTAGATGTCGTAGAGCGCCTGCCTGTTCGGGGACTCGCTGCTGATGGCGAGCTGGTGCGCCTGCCTCCAGCCGGCGAGGTCCCTCTTGACGAGCGCGTCGGTCTGCCTCTGCAGGTCTATGACGATCCTCCTCGCCCTCCTCCTGTCCTCCCTTCTCGAGAGGTCGATGGTGGTGCCGTCCTTGAGCGTCACCCTTCCGCCGTCGCCGGCTTCCTGTCCGGCCGGCCTTCCCGTCCCCGCCGACGCTGCGCGGCCGGGGATGATCCTTTTCATTGATTCGAGAATATTCATCGCTTCCTGTCTTGTCCTGTCAATAGCTGTTGTCCACCCTTTGGCTCGATCCGTACAGGAGGGTCCCTGACGTGTCGCCGTCCTCCGCGCCGGAGAGCGGCAGGTCCGGGACTATCACCCCGGACTGCACCTTCTCCAGCCACCTCACGGCCCTCTCGTACCTCTCCCTCCTGACCTCGGAGCCCATCCTGCCGGGCAGGGAGGCGGACATATGGTAGAGGGCGATGTCGCAGGCGTACATCACCATCTGGCGGTTGCGTTCCCCGCCCTCGGCCGCGAATATCCTCTCGCAGTCGTACCTCGGGCGCAGGTACCCGGAGATCTCCTCCACGGCCTCCGCCTCGGCTATCTCCCTGTTGCGGTAGTCCACCTGGCTGACGGCCTGCATAGCCGCCTCGCCTATGACCACCTTGTAATCCTCGTCGCTCACGAACATATCCCTGTCTGTCATTATCTGGTTATGTGGAGGCAGTTCCTCTCGATGTCCCTGACGGTCACGCCCCTCCTGAACCGCCCGGCCTTGACAAGGCCCTTCACGGCCCGCTTGGGGGCGACCCTGATGCCCCCGTTCATCCTGAAGACCATAAACCTCATGCCCGTGGCCGCGGCGAGGGTGTCCGCCTCCCTCACGGCCCTTTTCAGCCTCGCCTTCCAGACCGTCCTCCCGGCCTTCCAGAGGATGACCCTCATCCCCTGTCCCAATCTGTCCAAGATATTCATATCACCATATGTTTTTCGCCGACGGGCGGTCGCCCATCAGCGGCGTGAAACCTGTCCCCCTCGCCGTCCTCTGCAGGAGCCAGATGGCTCCCTCGTCCGCGTCCGGCGCGTCGTCGTGGACGCGCGAGCCCCTCTCCAGCGCCAGCGTCTGCTCTATCCCGACCTGCATATCGGGGTCGTCCCTTTTCGCCTCGTTGTACCAGACGAGGCCCCTCTCCCAGAGCGGGCTGACGGCCTCGATTCGCTGGAGCTTGTCCGGCTTCTTCCTCCTGTCCGGCAGGATCGGGAGCTGGTAGCCCCTCAGCCCGCCCTCGGCGGCGAACTCGTCAAGGATCACGTCCTGCATGAAGTTCGCCTCCATATAGAACCGCACCGGCGCGGTGTCCCTGGTCCTCTCGTACAGGTCGTAGAGCCAGCGGACCATCTCCCCGACCGTGGCCTGCCTGACGAAGCAGTCGATGAGGTGGAGCTCGGTCCCGGCCTTCCCCCAGAGGCGGCACGCCTTGTAGTCGTTGGCCGTGGTGGACCTGAACGACGGGTCGGTGTAGCAGACCAGGGAGTCGTACCTCGACAGCCCCGGCAGCCTCTTCCAGCGGATCCACTCGTTCCTGAAGATGGAGCCGTCCACTATCGGGTTGTGCATCATCTCCTTCTCCCACGCCCTGTATCCCACGAAGTCCCTGTATTCCTCGGCCTCCCTCCTCGTCCACTTCTCCCTCCAGACTGGGTTGCCGTCGCGGTCGACGGCCTGGACCTTCGAGAGGACCACGCCCCTCGTCCTGGAGATGTTGTACAGGACGGAGTTCTTGCTGATGAGGTTCCCGACCATTATGAAGCGCCCGCGCCCCACGTCGAGGGAGCCGAAGAGGGCCTCCTTGACCCAGTCGGTCATCTCGCGGACCCTGCGCTCGTTGCGGCAGAGCTCGTCGTCGTCGAGGTCGTCGATGACGATGTAGTCGGGCCTGGCCTCCCTGTCCCTGAGTCCTCTCGGCGACTGCCCGCGCCCGCAGGCGAGGAACTTCACCCCGGAGTTCGTCCGGAACTCGCCGTCCAGCCACGAGCCGCCGTTTTTCTGCTCACCGAAGTCGGCGGTGAGCCGGCGGTTGGCCTCCAGCTCCGCCTGTATGTCGCCGAGCAGGCGGACGGCGCTGTCCTCCGACTTGCCGACCACGACCATAAAGTTGATGAGCCGCCCCGGCTGGAACATCAGCCAGAGCGGCAGGAATATGTCGAGGTGGGTTGACTTGGCGTGCCCCCTCGGCCACATAAAGACGGCCTTGAGGTTCGGGGTGTCCCGCACCGTCCTCGCCGCCTCGTTGTGGAACGGGGCGTTGTGTATCGTCCGGATGACCTCCCCGGTGGCCTTGTCCCTCAGCTGGAGGTAGTGCGGGAAGTAGTACTCGCAGAACGCTGCGTAGTTGGCCAGCAGCCTGGCCTTGCGCCTCTCCCTCCCCGCCGGGGTCTCCGGCCTCAGGGCCGACGTGTCCGTGACGGACTGCACCTGCCTGCACCGCTCCCTCCAGAGCTCATACGCCTGTCTCTTCTCCTGCGCCGTGACCATAGCCGTCCTACTTTACGCCCATCTGCTCGGTGATGTAGAGGTCCTGGTACTTGTTGATGACCCTCATCAGGTCGGCGGTGACCTCCGGGTCCGTCTGCGAGCGGTACTCCAGCCACCTGCTGAACGCCATAAAGACCTCGATCGCGTCCACGACGTTGGCCTTCCTGTCCAGCTTCTCGATGACCGAGGAGAGCTTGGCGAGCCTGTCGCCCAGGCCGGCGATCAGGGACGGGTCGTTGGAGTCGTTGACCTGCGTGATCAGGCTGTCAATGGTCAGGAGGAGCTTGTTCACGAGCTCGGGGCGCGTGATGTTCTGCGCCGCCCTCGCGCCCTTCCATCCGCCCTCCTGGCACCACCTTGAGACGGTGGGGCGGGACACGCCTATGCGGTCGGAGATCTCCTCCATCCCCATTCCGGACATATAGAGCCTCCGCGCTATGGACTTCTTGTTCTCTGATTCCTTCTTAGTCATATTCAAAAGTGTCGATAACGCGGCAAAGGTGGGCATTGGAATCCGCTTCCGCAAGAAAGAGCGCAGCCGTTGCGCAACATCGTGCAGCGCTTTCACAATGTTGCGCAACGGCTGCACAACTATTTGCCCGGCAACATTTTAACGCCTATCATTGCAGAAAAAATCATCGGACTATGGGAAAGAGAGTCAGGATAACGAACAGCTCGCTCAACGACCTCGGGACGAGGGTGCTGACCTCCGGCGTGGACATCGGCCAGTACCGGCGCAACCCGGTGCTGCTCTATATGCACCAACGCGGCGAGGTCATCGGGCTCGTGAAGGACATCCGCGTAGAGGGCGACGAGATCACCGGCGAGCTGGAGTTCGACGGGGCGAGCGAGATGTCCGTGAGGGCGGAGAGGCAGTTCGGGTTCGGCAGCCTCAGGATGGTGTCCGCCGGCCTCGACATCATAGAGACCAGCGAGGACCCCGCGCTGCTCGTGCCGGGCCAGACAAGGCCGACCGTGACGAGGAGCAGGCTCTTCGAGGTGTCGGTGGTGGACATCGGGAGCAACGACGACGCGATCGTGCTGCGCAAGGACGGCGTGGCGCTCACATTGGCCAAGGACGGGGAGTGTGCGCTCCCCCTGTTGAATAACAAACAAACATCATTAAAGAAGAAAGAGATGAATCAGGAAGAGATCACGGCCCTTCTGGGCCTTGAGGCCTCCGCCGACGACAATGCGGTGAGGGCACGCGTGACCGAGCTTCTGGCCTCCAGCCGGGAGGCCGAGACACTGCGCTCGGAGAGGGAGACGCTTCGGCTTGCGGCGATCACGCAGGCCGTGGAGAACGGCATCGCCGAGAGGCGCGTCCCGGCGGACAGGAGGGAGCACTTCATCGGCCTCGGGAAGTCCGTCGGCCTTGACGCGCTGAAGACCACCATCCAGGCGATGTCCCCGGCTGTGAAGGTCAGCGGGATGATCAGGGGCGGCGAGGGCCATGCGGAGTTCGGGAAGCTCAGCGATGTGCCGGCCGACCGCATCGAGGCGATGCGCAGGGACGACAGGCAGAACTACATCAGGCTGTACAAGGCCGAGTACGGGTTCGAGCCGAAGTTCGACGAGGATTAACCAATCAAAAACAGAATCATTATGGGAAAGATTATGAGAATCATTATGGCGCTCGCGTTCAACGCCGTCGTGGGCGCGGTGTGCGCCACCGCCGCGGGGCTCAGTCCCGTGGCCGGGGCGCTGACGGCGAACGCGGTGTCGGGCGTGGCGGGGCTCTTCGCGGCCGACCCCGGCTCGGGTGTCCTGAGGGCCGGCGTGCTCAGGGAGATCTGGACGGGCGAGATGGTCAAGGCGCTCCGCGCCGGGCTGGACGGCTCGTGGCTTGACGGCATCCCGGACGCGACGAGCGCCGTGGGCAACGACGTGATCCACCTTGTGGATGTCGGCGTGGACCCGGACGTGCTGGTCAACAACACCACCTATCCGATAGCCGTCCAGAAGCTGGACGATGGTGACATCTCCGTCAGCCTGGACAAGTTCCAGACCAAGGCGACCCCGATCACCGACGACGAGCTCTATGCGTGCAGCTACGACAAGATGTCGAGGGTGACCGAGTCGCACAGGAACTCCATCGACACGGCCAAGTTCAGGAAGGCCGCGCACTCGTTCTGCGCCGCCGAGGACACGAAGAAGACCCCTGTGGTCAAGACCACGGGAGAGCGTGACCCGGAGACTGGACGGCTCTCCCTGACAAGGAGGGACCTCATCAGGGCAAAGGCGGCGCTCGACAGGCTGGGCGTGCCGGCGGAGAACCGCCGCCTGGTGCTTTGCTCCGACCACGTCAACGACATACTCGGATGGAGCGAGGAGTTCACCCGTCAGTACAGCCTCGACAACGTGAACGGCAAGGTCGGCAGGATCTACGGCTTCGACATCTACGAGGCGGCCTACAACCCGCTGTACACCACGGCCGGGAAGAAGAAGGCGCTGGGCGCGGAGGCCTCTGCCGGTGAGTTCCAGGCGTCGTTTGGCTTCTACACCCCGCGTGTGTTCAAGGCGACCGGAAGCGTCCAGATGTACTACAGCGAGTCACGCAACGACCCGCAGAACCAGAGGAGCCTGATCAACTACCGCCACTACTTCCTCGCGATGCCGAAGAAGTCCGACGCCGGCGTGACGATCATCTCCGGCTACCAGGCCGAGGCCCCGGCGAACGCCGGTGCCGACACCAACGCCGGCGACGAGAGCAAGGGTTAACGGACAGACTGAACGTATATGGCCAGACTCAGATACCTTGTCATCCACTGCACCGCCACCCCCGAGGGGCGTGAGGTGACCGCCGCGGAGATACGCCGCTGGCACACCTCGCCGCCTCCGGCGGGACGGGGCTGGAGGCAGGTCGGATACACTGATATGATCCATCTGGACGGCAGGGTCGAGCGTCTGGTAGACAACAACGAGGACGGGAACGTCGACCCGTGGGAGGTCACCAACGGGGCGAGGGGCTACAACGGCGTCAGCCGCCACGTGGTGTATGTCGGCGGGCTCGCGCGGGACGCGAGGACCCCGAAGGACACCAGGACACCGGCGCAGGCGAGGGCCCTGAGGCAATATGTGGAGGACTTCCACAGGCGGAACCCGTCCGTCAGGATAGTGGGGCACAACCAGCTGGCGGCCAAGGCCTGCCCGTCGTTCGATGTCCCGGAATGGCTCAGGTCGATAGGCATAACACAGCAAGGCGATGGAACCCACTGACATAATGAATATGGTCACGGACGCGCTGCTCCCGGTGGTGACCGGGGTGGCGGGGTTCCTCGGCGGGCGCAGGAAGCGGAGGAACGACTTCCTCGCGGACCTGCAGAGGTCCATCGACGCGCTGTCGGCCAAGAACACAGAGCAGATGGGCACGATCATCTCGCTCAACGACACGGTCGTGAAGCTCCGCAGGGAGAACGCCGAGATGAGGGGCGAGGTGGCCGCGCTGAGGCGAGAGAACTCCGACCTCAAGACCGAGGTGGAGGCGATGCGGCTGGAGAACGCCAAGCTCTCCGGCGAGATCGCCCAGCTCAGGGAACAACTGGACGGTGTCAAGACCATAACGAGGGTGAGGAGGGGCGATGCGTAGGTTTTGTGCCATATTGCCTGTCCTCGTCCTCGCCGTGCCGGGCTGCGCCTCCTCCCGCGGGGTCGCCGAATCCGTGGCGAGGCAGTCGGAGGAGATCGCCGTCCTCGACGGCAGGGTCTCCGAGCTGCGGAGCCTCGTTGGGAAGGCCGAGCGGGCGTATTCGGAGAGAGGGGATGAGATCATCGCCGTACGCGAGGTGTTCGACACTTCGAGGCCGGCGGACAGCCTCACCGGCACGCCGCCGCTCGCGTCGAGGGTGGTCGTCCGGGGACGCTCGGCGGAGGCCAGGTCGATGGAGACAGGGGCCGTCGCCGGGATGGAGACCTCGGACGGGACGGTGTCGGCCGGTTCGGCGTCCTCCGGATACGAGGAGTCGGCCGTGACACCTGTCAGACAGGCCGGCGAAAAACGAGGTCCGCGGAGGGTATGGGTGAAAATCCGTGGGACCCTCGCCTGGACAGGCCTGGCGACCGTGGCCGTACTGGTGGCGGCGGTCATCAGAAAGGCGCTCGAACGCCGTCCGAAAGGCGTTTGGACGCTCATCAAAGGAATATTCAAGAAACGTAAAACAACAGACTGATATGTATATCAACGGAAATGACCTTCTGGTCAGCATAGACGGCAAGGCCGTTGGGCACTGCACCACGCACACAGCCACGTTCAACACGGAGACCAAGGACACGGCGGTGAAGCCGGTGGCCACGAAGTCCAAGGAGGAGGCCGGCAAGTTCAAGTCGAAGACGGTGTCCGGGCTGTCCATCCAGGTGAAGGCGGACGGGCTGGTGTTCCACGCCGAGACCGAGGGCGGCTTCAAGGAGCTCCTCGGGAAATGGAAGGTGGGCGGCTCGGTGAAGCTCGACCTCTTCGAGAGGGAGAACGACAGCACACCATACGTCTCGGGGAGCTTCATCATCTCCACGCTGGAGATCACGTCCCCGGCCGGCGAGGACTCCACCTACAGCGCCACGTTCGACAATGACGGGGCTCCGGACACGTTCGACGCGACGAAGTTTGACGTTGACGCGGCGTAGCCATGATGAGGACGATCAACGTGGGCGGCAGGGAGCTGCCGTGCAGGGTGACGATGGGCGCGATGCTGCGCTTCAAGAGGGAGACCGGACGCGACGTCAGCGGGATGTCGTCGGACGACGTCTCCGACCTCGTCACCTTTATGTGGTGCTGCGTCGTCAGCGCCTGCCGGGCGGACGGCGTGGAGATGGACCTGACGCTTGATGAGTTCGCCGACAGGCTGGACCCGTCGGGGATCAGCGAGTTCTATGAGGACAGCCAGGCCGGGGACTCAAAAAAAAAGTAGACGGCGGCGGTGAGCCCGCCGACATCGAGACACTTCTGGGGATGGCGTTGGGGTGCGTGGGGATGAGTCTGTCCGACTTTGAACGGTGCACCCCTTCCGAGTTCTCGGCGGTCGCCGGGAGGTGGCGCGACCGTCAGGACGGACTGGCGAGGAGGGAGTGGGAGCGGACGAGGTTCCTCGCCGCTGTCTCGCTCCAGCCGTACAGCCGGAAGCCGGTAAGGCCGGAGGACGTGGTGAGGTTCCCGTGGGATGACGGCAACGGCGTCAGGGATGCGGCGCCGCAGGGGCCGCCGAGCACGAGGGAGAGGATGGAGGAGATAGCCGCGAGGGTCAGGCGCGCCGAGGACGGGACGGACGCTGGTCATCCTCGTCAGCGAAGACGGTCTTGACCACATATATGGTCCAGAACACCAGAAATATGGCCCCGAAGGTGTCAAGGAGACACAGTCCAGGGTACGTGACAAGATATTCGGCGTAAGCCTTGAGAAAATCGCCCATAACAACCGCAAATATAGCAAATTATGTCGGGAACCGTTCCGGTTGGGATGAAAACAGATGATGTCGCGAAGGGTCAGGCGCGCCGGGAGCGGTATGGACGCTGGTCGTCCTCGTCAGCGAAGACGGTCTTGACGATGTAGATAGTGGCGAGCACGAAAATGACACCCTCCACTGTGTAGAGGAGACAGGTGCCCGGATATTCCAGGAAGAACTCGGCGTATGCTTTGAAGAAATCGCCCATAACAACCGCAAATATAGCAAATTATGTCGGAAACTGTATCGGTAAGGATAAAAATAGATGATGCCGGCTCGTTCAAGCAGGTACAGGTGGACGCGGAGGACCTCCGCGACGCCGTCCGCGCCGTGAAGGAGGAGACCGACCGCCTCAAGTCCAGCGTCATCAACTGGGCGCAGGCGGCGCAGGCCGCGGATATGTTCCAGCAGACGCTCGGATCGCTACAGTCGGCCCTCGGTGACCTGGCCTCCGGCTTCATCGAGGACCAGACGAACCTCGCGAAGCTGGGGCAGGCGATGCGCAATACGATGGGGGCGACAAGGGAGCAGATCGACTCCATCGACGCGCTTTGCGATGCTCAGGAGCGCTCGGGTGTCACCAGCAAGGGGGCGCAGCTGGCCGGGGCTCAGGAACTGGCCACCTACCTTGAGCTCTCCTCCTCGCTGGAGACGCTCATCCCGGTCCTTAACGATATGGCGGCGCAGCAGCTCGGCGTGGGCGCCAGCGGCGAGAGCGTGGCGCAGATAGCCTCGATGCTCGGCAAGGTGATGAACGGGCAGACGGAGGCCCTGAGCCGCTACGGCTACAAGTTCGACGAGGCGCAGAAGTACATTCTCCAGTTCGGCGACGAGACTGAGCGGGCGGCGGTGCTGGCCGATGTCGTGAGCGAGTCCGTGGGCGGGATGTCGCAGGCGTTGCGGGACACCGCCGAGGGGGCGCTGTTCGCGGCACAGACGCAGACGGACAGCCTGAAGGATGCCTTTGGCTCACTGGCCGCCAAGATAATGCCGGTTGTAAACAACATCGCCTCCCTTACTATCGGCATCACCGGCGTGATGAAGCTTGTGGCATCTTTCCGCTCGCTTGCGGCAGTACTCAATCTCTCCAAGATCGAGTCGCTGGCCTGTGCCGTGAATATGAAGGTCCAGGCCGTGGCCGCCCGCCTCCTCGGCGCGTCGTCAACCGCCGCCGTCGCCAGCGTGACAGCCCTCAGGGTCGCCACCGCCGCCCTGTACGCCACGATGACCCTCGGGCTGTCGCTGGCCATACAGGGTGTGGTGACCCTCTTCACGAGACTGACGTCAGCCTCCTCCGGAGCCGCCTCTGGACTGAAGGAGGCCGACGAGGCCACGTCCGCATACAGGGACGCCGCGGCCTCGGCGAGGGCGGAGATCGCCAAGGAGATAGTCGAGATCGAGGGGCTCATCAAGGCGAAGGCCGAGGAGAGCGCCAAGGTCACCGAGCTCAACGACAAGTACGGCAGGTCGTTCGGCACCTACGGCACGCTGTCCGAATGGTACGAGACCCTGACCGGCAAGAGCGAGGCGTACTGCCGCCAGCTCGGCTACCAGGCGAGGGCGGAGAAGCTCATCGAGGAGCAGTCCAAGGCCCTGGTGGACCTTGACGACGTGAGGAAGAGGCGGAAGAGGATGGAGGACGAGGGAAAGACCACATCCTATGTGGCAGTGACAACATCAGTATCCGCCGGAGGAGCCTCATACGTGGAGGCGCAAAACCCGGAGTACGCCGCCCTCCTCGCCAGCGAGAAAGAGCTCGAGGCCAAGGTGAAGGAGACCGAGGCCGCCATCAAGGAGGCCACGTCTGAGGCTGCCAAGGCCGCCGGTGACATGGCCGCCGGAGCGGCCGAATCCGCCGAGGCGACCGACTGGCAGACGATGTCGCTGACGAACCTTAACAAGGAGATCCAGAAGCAGAGGCAGCTCGTGGCCGACAAGGCAGGCACCGACGCCGCGGCGGCCAAGGCCGCCTCCGAGGAGCTCAAGAGGATGGAGGAGCGCGCGGCGAGCCTCGGCAGCGCCTACGGGCTGGCCGCAACCTCGTCCGGGTCCGCATCAAAAGGCGTCACGCAGGACATAGCCGCCTACAGGGAGTCGGTAAGCCGAGCCGTCGAGGTGAACTCCGCTCTCAACGGCGGGCTCAACGAGAGCGTGGTGGAGCTGAGGGCGATGTCGTCAGGCATAACCGCGCTCATCAACAAATACGGGCTTGAGAACGCGGAGGTCCGCAGGCTCGTGGAAGAATACAACGCGTTGCGGAAGGCCAGGGGCGGATCGCTGATATCGGAACCATTGGCACGTCCGGAAGGTGCGGCGGGATTGACCGGCAAGGCCGAGCCGGCGCGCTCATCTGGACTGGCCAAGGCAACAAAGGAGACAAAGGACTATTCCTCAGCCCAACGGGAGGCCGTGGACAGCCAGGCCGCCGTTCAGGCGGGCGTGGGGGCTCTGTCAAGCACCTTCGGCAGCCTGTCCAGAGTGGTCGGCGAGGCGGCCGGGGCGTGGCTTGAGTGGATCGGCAACCTGCTCAACGCCGTGGCGCAGGCCATCCCGGCCATCACCGCGCTGGCGACCGCCAGGAAAGGAGAGGCCACGGCGAACGCCGCCGCGTCTATCACCGGCGGAGCCGCCTCCGTGGCCTCCGTCCCTTGGGTCGGGGCGGCGATGGCTGTCGCGGCGGCGGCGTCAATAGCGGCCGCGTTCGCCGCGATGCCTAAGTTCGCCGCCGGCGGCATCGCCTTCGGCCCGACGATCGGTATGTTCGGTGAATATGCCGGCGCGTCCACGAACCCGGAGGTCGTCGCGCCTCTGAACAGGCTGCGCTCGCTGCTGGGTGTAGACGCTGGCGCCCCGGCCACGCTCAGGTTCAAAATAGAGGGACGCGACCTCGTGGCCGTCTATGACAGGCGGAGAAATCTGGTGGGGAGGGTATAGTATGATGTACGAGAGATACAGCGGAAGCTTCCTGAGCGTCAGTGGCGTGGAGTGGAAGGCGATGATCCTCCAGGAGGCGGACTCGGAGTTCGCCCCTGTCGGCGGCCTCACCTTCGTCAGCGGATCGGAGATAGAGATCGAGTGGCCGCACAAGGACAAGGAGGAGGTCGTGTGCGGCAGCACAGCCACCGTCACCCTGCTGTCGCCCGGGGACAGGACATACGCCGACCTTTACACCATAGCTCCGGGGAAGATAAAGTTGGAGGTGTACCGCGACGGCTCCCTGTATTGGGCGGGACTCCTTGACCCGGAGTTCTACGAGGAGCCGTACGCCTACGGGAGCGCCTACGCCGTGACGCTCACGTTCTCGGACTTCGGTATCCTTGAGAGGCTGAAATACAATTTGACAGGAATCAGAACCATCAACGAGGTGCTCCGTGACACCCTGTCAAGGAGCGGGCTCCCGTATCACTCCGTGAACAGCGAGAGGGTGAGTCTCATCGTTCCGGATCTCGCCGCGACCCCGGCGTTGGACGCGCTGGCCGTAAGGTCGGAGAACTGGACGGACGAGGACGGCGAGACCGCCTCCCTGAGGGATGTCATCGAGGGGATACTGCAGCCCCTCGGCCTCAAGATGGTGCAGAAGGCCGGTACGGTCTACGTGTACGACATCAACGGCCTCCACAACACCTATCCGCACAGTGAGATCGTCTGGGCCGGGGATGACCAGACCCTTGGCGTTGACAAGGTCGCAAACGACGTGAGGATACGGTTCTCGCCCTACGCCGACGGGAAACTTTCGGGCGACGGGGACATCGTGGACACCAGCGGCGACTCCGAGGACGACATCAACCTCGACGGCAGCGTCTACGACAAGGACCGATACACTTATTACAAGGGGCTGTCCTCCGGGACGGCCGACCCGGAAGCCCTGTCCTTCACCATATTCCTGCACAAGGAAGGGAAACTGCCGTATATCCATAATTACGCCAGATATTTCCATATTCTCCCTTTGTTGGACGGTGAGGAGAGCGTCGGTATAGCTAATTATTTCTTCTCAGGCTCCGACAGGATAAACGGCAGCAAGACTACAAGACAACCGACACCGATACCTGTCTCTGACAACGTGGCTCTCTTCGGAACAGACGAGGTCTACCTTCCTGACCTGACCGGGTCGGGCGGGAAAAAACCGCTTCTAAGAATCACTCTTCCGATGCTTATGGATGCCCGCTACAACCCGTTCGAGGATGATGACATTTATGATACCGAGCAAGGCTATATGAAAAACAATACCGCCGGTGTCTTCATTCCGGTAATGGTACGGTTATTCGATGAGTCCGGTAATGAGTTATACCATTATACAAATACTGACGCCATCTCAACAAAAGGGACCGCCTCGTTGGCAAATACCCTTGGCGACTGGATTCCAGGATCCGGAGGAGTAAATGATTGTAAACTCCAATATTATACGCCAAAGGATATATATAGCAATGATGCTGTCGGAGGTTGGAAAGACAACCATCATGCAGCCGGGCTTACATACAGCGACGCAGTGCCTTCTTTTGCCGATTTGGATGCCGGGCAATATTTGCCGTACCCTCCAGTCGGTGGATATTTGACAGTCGTGGTTTTAGCCGGCTTCGACTTGATCACTTACGCTGACCTCCGCCCAGACATCACGGTAATAAATCCCAAGGGGGATGTTCGCTGGATGCTGTTCAAGGCTCCTGTCATCGAGCTGGTTAACAACAATGTCCTGCATAAACCGGTGTCAACGGATGACGTGGAATATTCCGGTGTCATCAACGCGGACGCCAAGGACGGCATCGAGATAGACACCGTATGCGGCACGATGGACGGCGGGAACCCGACGGCCAAGGGGCTGTACTACAAGTCCAACGGGGTGATTGTGGACAAACTGACAAGGGGCGGCCGCACGGAGTGTCCGGAGCAGCTACTGATCGGCACGCTGTATTCCCAGTACGCCGGCCGCAAGACCGTCCTGTCGGGAACGGCGAGGATATGCCCGTACGGACTCAGGTGGTACAGTGACGCCGCGCAGGGCGACAGGGAGTTTATGCTGCTGTCCGAGGTTCAGAACCTCCGCGAGGACGAGAGCGTTATCGAGGCAGCGGAGTTCCGCCCGGACGAGTACAAGTCAAGCAAGGAGTAAGCGTATGGACAAGATCTACACAACGACAGTGACATCACGCCCGGCGTTGCCGAGGAGCCGGTACAGGACATCCGTCGCATATTCAGGAGGCTCCTCCGCGGCGCAGGGTGGATCCTCCGGGGCGGCTGGGAAGGACGGTGTCGGGATAGCGTCCGTCGAGACGACAGGCTCGTCCGCCAGCGGCGGCGTGAACGTCGTCACCATCAGCCTGACGGACGGGACGTCAAGCAAGTTCAACGTCCGCAACGGGTATGACGGCGCCGCCGGCAAGTCCGCCTATGAGGTGGCCGTCGACGAGGGTTTTGACGGGACGGAGGCCGATTGGCTGGAGAGCCTGAAGGGAAAGCCAGGAGCGCGTGGCGGCATCGGTCCCGAAGGGAAGAGCGCCTACGAGATCGCCGTGAAGGAGGGTTTCGAGGGTGACGAGCTGGAGTGGCTTGACAGTCTGAAGGGTGCGCCCGGGCAATCGGGCAAGGACGGGACATCCGGCCCGGCCGCCGGATTCGGGACACCGACGGCTTCAGCCGTGTCTGTACCGTCAGGCATGGCGCCTTCGGTCGAGGTGGCCGCTTCGGGGCCGGACACGGCCAAGGTGTTCGATTTCATATTCAGGATACCACGCGCGGCAAGCGGGGGCGGCTCAGCCGAGGTACTGGCATATCCGGAGTACCTTGATATGCCAGCCAGGGACGAGGACACCCTCTATGCCGTGACCTATCAAGGCAAGTGCGACCTTTATCTTGGAGACATCAGGATCACGGACAATATAACCGCCGTGCTGCCGTCCTCGATCCTGCTGTCCGGACCGGACGGCGTTGCGGGCGGGAAGGGCGCGACCGCGCTCTACACAGCGTCCCTGCTCCCGGACAACGTGACCGAGACCGGATTGACGTGGTCGTGCTCCACGGCTGACGGGGCCGCGTCCATCGACCAGGGCGGACTTCTGACGGCTCTGGGGAGAGGGACGGTCACCGTCATCGCGGCGAGCGTGGCGCGGCCGAGCGTGAAAGCCATCAAATCCGTATCCATCAACCTCACCATGAGGCTTGTGATGACAGGGCAGGGGTTCGACACATCACGTTCCTCCGCCTATAAATACCTGCTGGTGAGCGATGAGTTGCAGAGCCTCGGGCTGGCTCTCGTCAGCTCGGACTTCGACGGGGAGGTTCCAACCAATGGGGGCACGGTGGACGCCGCCGGCGTGGCCAATCTGAGGGATGTCATCATCGGCTCCCCGAACGGCATCATGACCTTCTTCCTGTCCAAGACGGCGGATGGGACGCAGGCGGTGGAGGTGGCCTCCATAGACGCGTCAAGCCTCGGGCAGTCGATAGTGGACGCTTGGGATGCCGTGGCGGCGGGCGTCACCGTCAACACCGCCGGGGATGCCGTGGCCCTGACGGGGCTTTCGGTCTCCGGGGATTCCACTGTGGGCAACATGGGCAACAAGGCTCAATACAGCGTTGAATATTCACCGTCGGACACAACGCAGCGCGGGGTGATCTGGAGCGTCACAAGCGGCTCCGCCTACGCCTCCATCGACCAGAGCGGACTGCTGACGGTCAAGAGCGGGGCGAACGGGAACGCGGTGACGATCCGCGCCACAAGCAAAGAGAACACCTCCATATATGCCGAGAAGACCGTGACGGTGACCTATATGCTCCTGACCGTGCCCGTCACGGACGTGACCCTGAACAAGTCCGCCCTGTCGTTGTCGGTTGGAGACTCCGAAATCCTCGTGGCTACCGTGGCCCCTCCGGGAGCCACAGACAAATCGGTGGTCTGGTCATCGTCCGCGCCAAGCGTCGCGTCTGTGGACCAGGACGGAAAGGTGACGGCCAAGTCCGCCGGCTCGGCTGTGATCACTGTAACAACGAACGATGGCGGGTTCACGGCAAGCTGCGACCTTACCGTGGCGGCGATCACTGAGACCTACCTGCGCGTCACGCCTGCCGTTGTGAATCTTGCCGGGAAACAGGCTGACGGTGATATTGACGCCGAATTGGAGGTGGAGTCAAACCAGGACTGGACAGCCACTTGCGAGGCTGACTGGTTGGATCTTCTCACAGACACAGGGACCGGTAACGAGACCGTCATTATAGGAGCGAACTCCAGCAACGACACAGGAGCAGAGAGGACAACATCCGTCGTGTTCACGGGCGCGGACGGCACGGTTGTGACCGTCACGGTCATACAGGCGGCCGGGGCGTCGTCCGAGCTGGATCCGTCCATTAGCCTCTTACAGGATACGTTCAGCGTCCCGGCCACGACCACGAGTGTCACGCAGCGTTTCTCCTCCAAGAACCTCACAGGGCTGACGGCGACGGTGACCGGAGGTCTCGAGGGGGCAACCGTCAACCTCAATGAAGTTTCAAAGACGATCATCGTGAACTTCAGGGCCAACGAGGCCTCGTCAGAGCGCGTGGGTACGGTGACAGTGACGGGGACACGCACGGACGGCAAGGGCACCTACTCGAAGTCGTTCACGGTTACACAGGCCGCGAGCACCGCAGGCACATATCTCCTGACGGTCAACGTGTCGCCTTCGGACGCGTCCGTGTCCGTGCAGATTGGGTCGGGAAGCCTCACAACGTACACGGAGCCCGTGAGGGTAGCCGCCGGGGTCAGGGTCGTGGTGGTCGCCATAAAGTCCGGATATGTGAACATGGCGAAGACCGTGACGATGGACTCCGACAAGACGCTCGACTGGACGCTGCAGGTCGCCCCGTCATGGACGCTCACCTCGCAGACCGTCGTTGACACAGGCGATGACATACCGTTCAGGATAACAGATGAAGAGAATGTCGGATGGATGGTCGAGTGCCCGTCATGGTGCTCCTTCGAGAACGGCACGACCTCGGGGACCGGAGCGGCGAGCATGCTGCTGACCGTCGACACGAACGACACGGGGGCGGAAAGGTCAGGATACGTGTACCTGTACGCGGCCGGAAGTTCGTCCGTCGTCAAGGCTTGTAAGATAACGCAGGCCGCTTTTTAGGCGAAACAAACCAAAATTGATATGTTATGAATTTGAAGAAAATCTTACTGTATGTATGGCAACTCCCACAGAATCTGCTGGGACTGCTGTTGTTCCGATGGTACGGACGAGACCGCCTCGCGGTCGAGTCTGCATACCGCGGTGTCAGAGTGCTGTATTCGAGGAAAATGAACGGTGGGATAAGCCTGGGCAGCCATATAGTGCTGCCATATATCCACTCATTGCCGCACGTGGACAATTCTCCTGCAGGAATGAAACTCCGGCATGAGTGGGGGCATACCAGACAATCACTCATTCTCGGCTGGATGTATCTCCCGTTCGTGGGCTTCCAGTCCATGGCGCACGCCATCCTCCACAGAAAAGTATGCAGGGACGGCTCGGACTACCATCATTTCTGGACGGAGCGCTGGGCCGACCGCCTTGGCGGTGTCGAACGAGATTGAACATCATTAAAACATCATTTGAATACCGTATGAACAGACATTGTGAATGCTCCGGCGCTAGGGTGACAATCCTGAGAGGAAACGGGTTCTCTTTAAGCGCGTCCGCTTTTATGTGGGACGATGCGGAGGAGAGGTATATCCCTTTCGACATGTCAGGCGCGTCATGTGTATCCTTAGGCGTTGTCGGAGCCTACGGCAGGACAAACGGGAGGGATGTGCGCTTCTCCGGCAACATCGTCACGGCATCGTTCGGCGGAGATCTCATGGTAGGCTTCTACGGTGTGGAACTTACTTTCACTGACGCAAATGGTGGCGGAAGGATGTTTGAAAGGAACCTTTTGCGCGTGGTCGAATCAAACGGAGACGTCCACGCCGGACAGTCCGCGGATTCGGCAGGCCAAGCGAGTATCACCGTCGACATCCGTACAAGAACGATAACCATAGGAGGCGGAACCGGGACATCCGACTATTCACGCCTCGTCAACAAGCCGTCCGTCAATGGCGTTGAGCTGGTTGGCGGCCTGACGGCGGCGGAACTCGGACTCGTGGGATCAAGGTCGGTGTCGGCGGTGGTCGCCCTCACGTCAGTGGAGTACAACTCCCTGAAGGAGAAGGATCCGTCCACTCTGTACGTGATAACAGGAGGGTCAGGCGATGAGGCTTGACGAGGCCGCGGACATCCGTCTCGGAAAGAGGGCGGTGTCGAGGGTCATGCTGGGCGAGGCCCAGGTGTGGCCGGTGTCGGAGAGGGCGCGGCTCGACGTGTCGCCGGGAGTCATCTGGCTGCTGAGGGCGGCGGACTGGACGGACTACGTGGACGTGCTGTCGAACGTGGACTGGAGGGTAGGATGACATCAAGACTATTATGTTAAACCAATATAAACACATCAGATTATGGCAAAACCATCATGGCTAACAGTGGACCCGACGAGCGGCTCGGGTGACGGGACGATAACCAACACGGGGCTTGAGCACACCGGGCGCGTGCTTCGCACCGGCACGGTGACGGTCACCGGAGACGGGGTGGCCGGGAGCAAGGCCTACACCGTCAACCAGGAGCCGAAGCCGGAGTTCGTGGAGCTCGACAACGGCGCGTCGATGAGCGTGTCCAAGGAGGGAGGCGCCGTCAAGATCACAGGAAAGTCCAACTCAAAGGCGCTGAGCTTCGCCTTCGTGGGAGAGGCTGGAGGCGCGGAGATGGCGGCCTCCTACACGGCGGCCGGAAAGTCCGCGGCCAACGGCTCCGAGATCGAGGGCGACCCGGGAGCGGCGGCCCAGTACAACTTCGAGGTCGAGGTGACCGTGCCGGAGAACACCACCGTGGACGCGGTGGCGAGGACGGTCAAGGTGTCCAACGGCGGGGCCGTGGCCGCGCAGATCGTGCTGAACCAGACCGCCGGCGACGCGTTCCTCAATCTGGACAAGGAGACCATCACGCTGCCTTGGGAGGGCGCGCCGGCGCAGGTCGTCAACGTGGACTCCAACACATCATGGAACGTGTCCTAAGGGGACCGTCCCTTTCACTTGGGCCGGCGCGGCTGACCCCGCGCCCGTCCGCAATTTTTTAAGGATAATATATTAAGAATGATACATCATGGCATTACCTGATTGGCTGAGAATATCCCCGGTGTCCGGGAAAGGTCCTGGAGTCATCTCCATCGAGGCCGACCCAAACGAGGGCTGTGATCGCTCGGTAGAGGTTATTGCGGCCACCACGAAAGGGCCGTCCGCCACGCTGACTGTCACTCAGGCCGGAAAGAGGGAGCCGTTCAGCGGCTCGGACATGGACTTCATCCTGTCTGATGGCGGGACGTTCAATGTATTGAAAGAAATGTAACTGAATATGGAATACAACAGCAAATACACGGGCGCCCAGGTGGAGGCGCTCCTCGACAGGGCCGGCGCGGCCCCGCAGACCTACGACATCGGGTGGCTGATGAATCTCATCTCCGCCTCGGGAAACGGCACCGCAACCCTGACCGCGGAACAGTTCAACGAGGTCAAGGCAGCCTCGGACGCGCACAAGACATTCATGGCTTACGGCGAGGTGTATTCGACCATCGCCACTACCAGCGAGGGTAATACCATTATCGTATTAGCGAGATTATATTCATTCAATTTCTCCTCCAACGGCGTAATCTCACTTTCAGTAGCTTCGCTGAATGGCACGTACCAAGCGGCCTTAGGTAGTGTAAAGTTCGTCACGCAGGATGACTTGACCGGCTTCGCCAAAACCTCCGACGTCCCGACAAAGACATCGCAGCTGACCAACGACAGCGGGTTTATCACAGCGGATGATGTGACGATGCCGGGAAAGACTGTGGTCAAGACCAACGAGTCAACCATCGGCTACGGCACGGGCTACGTGGCATCCCGGGCGACCATCGAGCTGGCCGCCGACAAGTTCCACATCGTAGGCAGGTGTACGGGCCTGATGCTGACGCTCCCGGACGGTGCGGACATGGATGGGCAGGAGTACTGCTGCCAGTTCTACGTAGGACCGTCCTCATTCACGCTGACCCTTCCCGCAAGCGTGTACTGGCAGAACGGCGAGGCACCGGAGTTCGCAAGAAACACCTGCTGCCAGCTGGTCATCGTCAACAACTGCGCCACCATCGGCGTGTTCAAGGCATCTTAATAGGAGGATACGGACATGGGAATGATGAGGAAATTATTAATGGGAGGGACATCAGGCGAAAGGACCCTTGTGAGCACAACCACCGCGACCACATCGACCACATCGATGCCGGCGATGGTCATGAATGTCGGGGCGTCCTACTCCGTAAGCTGGACGGGAACGATACCATCTTCCAACTACAGCACCTATTATCTATTCGAGATATTAGGAGGTTACAGCAATCTGTCCGGAATGTGCTACGCAAAGCTTGAGAAATCGGGCGCAAAGAGAAATCTTTCCATCGCACTTTTAGGCACCTCGCTATATTCTGCGACTGTGAGCGTGGGCGACAGCATCGCCTTGGAGCTGCGGTTTAAGGTCAACACTGTATCGAGCTCCAGTCCCTACTACACGATGGATGTGGAACTCTACGTGAACGGAACGCAAGCAGTTAGCGGAACGAGGCCCGGAACCACGGACGCGGGCGATGGTTTGCGTTATTACAGGAACGCCGCCGGAACATTCATTATAAAAAAACTTTCATGATATGGACACTCAATTCTACATCAAGGACAACGTCATCAGGGAACGCCGCCGCATAGTCATCGTCAAGGACGGCTTCCAGACCATCAACCCCACCGAGGAGATGGTGCTGGCGGACGGCTGGCAGCCATACACACCGCCGGAGCCGGAGGAGCCGCAGCCGACCATCGACGACCAGCTGCGGGAGCTGCTGTTGGAACAGTACAACGGGCGCACCGACATCACCGACGAGGAGGCGCTGAAAAGGCCGCTGCTGGTGTATTCATGGGACACCTATGTCGGCAAGGCGCTGGCCGCTGGTCAGGTCGTGTCCCACGACGGGAAACTCTGGAGGGTGCGGCAGGCCGTGGCCGCCGTGCTGGAGAACCAGCCGCCAAGCCTGGACACCGCGGCCCTCTACGAGGTCATCGAGGTCGAGCCGGCCGGGACGCAGGACGACCCGATCCCGTACACGCCGCCTATGGAGATATTCAACGGCAAGTACTACACGCAGGGCGGCGTCCTCTACAAGTGCACCAGGGACAGCGGACAGGCGCTCTCGCACGACCTGGCCGCGCTCGTGGGGCTGTATGTCGAGGTGATTGGATAGCAATGTCAAAAAGGATAAAAAAGGAGACACTCAAACATCATTTAATAAGTGTTTGAGTGTCTCCTTTGCATAATGCGTGCGAAATTATAATCACATTTCGTTTTGATAAATCACCTGGCTGCCAAGTCGCATTTCGTTTTGAATTTCATAACATTTCGTTTTGGCGATTACAGATGGACGATAAAAAGCACAGTTAAGGTGGAGAATATGTTCGAGAACTGTGATAGTCTTAAAACAATCCAAATGACAGGATGCGATGAGGAAACCATTTCGATGATTCGCAGCGTGATGCCTGTAGGGGTAAGAATAGTACAATAACTCAAATTCGTATGGGAACAATTTTAAAAGCAGAGAAGTTCTGTGTGGAATTTTTGAAGAATGAGGACTTCAACAAGAGTGTAAGGTCTTTTGAGAAGGATAAGTTCTATGGTCTGAAGTATATTTCTGGAGAAGCAAAGAAACTTAAGGACTCGTTGTCATACCCTTTCAATCCGATTTATGACGGGTGCACTTCGTTTGACGATATCTGCAAAGTTGTGGAAGACAACTGTAATGGTAGGTTAAGTGGAGATTCAATAGTTGCCATCGCAGCTAAAATCGCTTACGCCAAAGACATCAATCCGGACGATTCTTGTTGGGATTGCAGAATTGAGAAGAATGATTCTCTTAAAGGCATTGGCTTTTGCCAGAATGATGTTGACAAGGTCATTTCTGCATATCCGGAAAAAGCTCTGAGCAAGTCTGACTGGAAACTGTTGTTTCTGACAAGGAGCAAACAGATCCGAAAGGTTTATAAGAAAGCAGAGAAAATGAACAACTAACAGGGCCCTCTAAATGCAATAAGGCACCGCCGATTCTCCGAAACGAGTAATGGCGGTGCTTTGGTGATGTCGAGAGTCTTATCCTTCTCGGTGATCTTTCGGGGAGGGGGCGCTT